CACTCACGCAATACACCAAGGAAGGTCTAAGAGAAGACCTTACCTTGGACTTCACTCAGGCTGGGGTTACCCCATCCCAAGTGTCGTACCTGGGGTCAATGCTATCCAGCATTGCCGCAGAAAGGGACTCAATGTCTGCAAAGCAGGCATTGTCGGCCCTGGATCACACCATTCTCGAGGAAGAGGAAGGTAGTGATTCCTTGACACCAACTGCGGATACCGCAGACGGTTTCAAGTCAATCTCTGTGAATCGCAAAGCGCGCCACAAGATTGAGTACGAGGACCCATGGAAAATCCATGCGGGCCGCGTATTGGCGGAGGCAAGGGGAGCTCCCCTTCCGTCCGTCATCGTCTGGCAAGGCGATGGTTATCGCTTGCAAGACGCCCTACCACCTTCTCTCTTCGGAGAAAGGTGGTCGGGATCTAAGAGGAACAGAACCCGTTTCTCTCAGATCGCTGATTGCGACATCAAGATGTACGTAATCATGCGGCACACTCACTGGGGCAATGCCTTACGTGAGATGTGTGCAGACCCAGACCATATACAATATGGCTGGGCTCTGAACCTCAAAAGAAGGCTGAGAGCCCTCTTGTTGGGGAAACCTGATCCGATCTGGACTTCCAGACAGGTCAGGCAGATTTACTGTGAACCGGAGAAACTCCGTTCCAGTAAATCCCGTTCTCAACGCCTCATCGAGGTGCTAAAAACGGTCGACGGGATGTTTTTCCAGAGATTTCTGGCATACCCCGAGGAAGAATGGACGTGGTCGCGATACGACACGTTCGTTCTTGGGAACCTCTCTCACTTGATAAGTGATGAGTTTCTCGATGGCGAGCTGTGCGATGGTATCGAACAGCACGTCACGTTTTACGCTCAGCTAAAAGCTGCACGTAAAACCTTCAAGGAATACGCACACAAGCGTAACCTTGAAGGCCTCTCTCGGCAATACGATAGTATGCCGGAGTGGCTACGGCAGTTCATCCCAATTTGGGAAGAAACAAGCCGTACAGAAGGCCACAGATATGATTATCTAGTTGGCCTTCTGTCCCAGACGAGGGGTTGTGGTACACCTCCTCCTCTGGTGATCCTGCAGGCCAAGATAAAATTCTTGAAAGTCGTGCAGGACCCACCAACTCCCATCTCTGCAACGCAGAGAGGGTTGGTGCAGGCTGCTCTGGATGAGACTCTAAGTGATCTCCCAGACAGCGCTTTCACCGGGCTCTCGACAAAGTCGAGAATCACGGTGGCGACCACCGCTTGCTGGGAGAAGACCAGACAAGACGGGGGTACGCTCGAGGAGATATCAGAACTGGTATATCCTGGAGCGTTCGGGATGAAGGCTCCTGTAAGGGACCTTCATACCGGAAAGGTGGTATCCCGCATGACAATGTCTGAGGGAACCATCGGCGAATACGTATTCTGGCTTTGCCTAGATAAAGTTATTCGCACACCACCGGAGGAGCTCAGAAGAGCTTATCTCACAGTGGTGAGAGAGCCGGGTAAGGGAAGATCCGTTACCAAGGCCTCTGCTTGCCTCAAGATCGTATTAGACCTTGTTAGCAAGATCTCGGCTGTACCCCTTGAGAGGGGTATACCGAGCTCCCACTCGGGGATGGGCAAAGCCCACCACGGGTGGAACTTCTTCCTTGAACTGATGTCAGTTCAAAGGAAAGAAGAACTCTTCTCTGTCGCAGAGCGCGATGAGAGAGAGTTTGCGGACCACGTCGAAAGACTCGACGTATACGCAGACCTTTTCGTATCTAGTACAGATTACGAAACGGCCACCGATTATCTTAACCACGACGTGGCTAGGATGCTCGGGGATGGGTGGATGCGACGATGTGGCATTCCACCCCTCCTCCGTTCGATAGTGTTGGCTACATGTTACCAACCTCGAACGGTGTTCTTCAAAGGTACTGGACCACTGGCCCAGTTTGGAGAACCTGAACCGGCCGCAGGAGAATCCGTGCGGTCGGTCCAGCTTGTTCGGGGAGTCCTCATGGGGGACCCTCTGACCAAGATAGTCCTGCATCTCGTCAATATCGTGACCAGGACCATCGGGCAAAACTTGTTGAACAACAAGTCTTGGCTCGATCAAGTGTTTACAAATCCTACGGAATTGTACGCACTTGTACAACGGACTATTGACTGATCAGCCAATAGTACGCTGTCCAGTTTGTGGGTAGGGTATCCCTACTTGCAACTGGCTCTTCCGCCGTCCCTGCTTAGGCAACCG